AACAACGGTGAGAGATACAACACCACTTGCGATAGCGATTCCATTTACTATTTTCTGTAACATGATTCTAGTTAATACAAATTATATATCATACTCACTACCCTCTCCCAAATATTCAAGGGAAACAATATCGTGACGAACTTCTTTATTTTCTCTTATTAACCACTCTGCAAACTCTTGACGGATGGATACAGCATCTTTAAGTTGCTCTAATTCACCATCAGTACATAGTTCGTTCATTCGGCCAATAGACCAATCATAAGTTTTTCTTAAAGTTGTAGTAAATTCATTCATTGTAAAAATATATTTTGTGCTTCTGTATTTGAGCACTCAAAAGGTTTCCATGTTTCTTCAGGAACAACTTGTGGGTCGATCCACCAATCTTCAAAAGGATTTACTATGTTACAAACATTTGAACAAACTAACTGATATCCTTTATCAGTTAGATATTCTCTTGATCTTTTTAGTATATCATCACCATCATTGTACAAATCATGTTCAAAAGTTATTACAGAACATCTATACCTATCTAAAGGAAAATGTAATAATGATTTAAAGGTATTATATGATGGTTCACAATCCACTGACAGATAATCTATTCTATCTTTCCATTTCTCTGTCAGCATTGCACCTAAGTAATCAAATTTAGTTGCATCTGCCAGATAACATCTATTTTGTCTATCTCTATCATTATTAAACTTTCCACAAAGAGTTTTATCAATCTCTATAGAAAATCCTCCCCAATTGAAAATACTCTCCAATATAAATGTATTACTAAAAATTTTAGCATCATATGCTCCAATTTCTACATACCTACCATTTGATTTTCCATCAAGCATCGACAGTACAAAGAGATCTTGATATGCTTGAGAATAATTTTCTAAAATTTTTTCATGTCCATTAAAAGGATGTTTTAGTTTATGCTTCCTAGAATCATACGATTTCTTTGTTGCATCATACGTCATTTAAAATCACCATAATCTTTTTTCATATATCGTCCAAGAATATTACTATTATAGTACATTGGCGTACCATCGTCAAGTGACTCCATTAATACATCATGTAAGAACAATTGTTTTGTCTCTTCATAGTTAACTTTACCAAGAGTTTTATGTAAAGATAATATTTCTCTTTTAAAATTTAATTTACCAAACTGCTTTACATCTTCTTTCAGTTCGGGAGAACTTCCATAATACTTTTTCCAATCACTCTCACTTGTGACTCTTCTCTTGCCACCTTTTGGTTTTCTTTTTTGTACGAAATATTTCCTTCCGATATACTGTCTACCGTTTTGTAAATTTGTAATCCTGTAGACGTAACCGAAGAAATCGCCAATATCATCAGAAGTGAAAGCTGTACCTTTGTAGTGCCAGGGATTTTCATAATCTACTTCACCCATATATCATAAGTATCTTTATATGTATATATCACTAAATATTCAATAAAGATGATATAGATGACTGTATTTGTTAAAAATTTAATAATCAATGCTGGAGAGGATTTTGCTGAAGATTTAGAAATATTCAGTGCTGATGGTTCTGGAGTAGTTGATTTAACTAATTTTACTGCACAATCTCAACTTAGAAAACATCCAGACAGCACAAAGTTTGTGGGAATTGCAGTGTCAATTACTAATCCCGCACAAGGCAAAATTAATATATCAATCGCAGATACTATCACTTCAGGTATCAAACCAGGTAGACACGTTTATGATGTTTTACTCACTCGTCCTGGTGGAGATAAACTTATTGGTGTTGAAGGAACTGCACTTGTAAGACCAGGTATATCCACAGGATTCTTCTCATAAATAATAAAATGGCAGTCTTTAGTACAAATCTCACTATACATACGGGTACTGATTTCGAGCAAACATTTGTTCTTGAAGACAGTAACTCAAACAGTGCTTTAAACCTAACAGGTTACACTGGTGCTTGTAGAATAAGAAAATATCACTCATCATCACTTGCAGGATCTTTTAATGTTGGGTTCACAAATCCTACATCAGGAAAGGTTAGAATTACAATGTCATCTAATCTTACAAATAATTTAAAGGCAGGGAAATATTTCTACGATTTACTATTAAATAACGGAACCACAGTTGAAAGGGTTATAGAAGGAGAAGTTTTAGTTAAAAGAACAGTTACTCGTCCTTAGTTAGAAACAATAGATTGAATTGTTTCTGCATCCATTTCAGTCATTACATAGTTTGCTTCCTCGATTGTAGCAGCTTGCTCTGATGATAGTAGATACTCAAGGACTATATCATAAGGAGTATACTCTTCCATTGCTGCTTTCTTGGCAAGTCTTTCTTTTGCCATTTGCTTTGCTCTATCAGCACCAGAAATTTTTGGATTATCTTTACGGAACTGTGCTAAGTTACCACTCTTCTTTGCTGCTTGAAACTCAGTATTTTTCTTCTTCAATGCATCAATCTTTTCATCACCAAATTTTGCTCTGTTTTGCTTTTCAATTCTACCCATCTTTTTAACAGGTATTTGTGTCTTGACTTCTGGTTTTTTATCAGGAAAATCTTTTTTGAAATTTCCCTCTGAAGGTTTTCCACCACCCTGTGCACCTATCTCATTTGTACGAGTACCTGGCACTACTTTTGGATTTTTTGCACGTATCTCTGCAGTGCTAGGAATTGGTTTGGGTTTACCTGCCATATTTTGACTACTTCGAGAAATTCTACCTTGAGATTGTTTTGGTCTTAGACCCACTTCTTCCCTTGATTTTGGTCTATTTGCACTTCTCGATTGAATCATCTTATCTCTGTTTGTTTGATAAGTTGGTTTAACCTTTGGTTCAGGTGCTGGTTTATTTGCTTCTCTCTCTTGACGAAGTTTCATCGCCATTTGATTTCTATTCTCTTCAAGATTTTCAGGTTTAGAAACCTTGTCAGTATAAATCTTTGCAATCTCTTGATATTCTTTTAAGTCTCTAAACATTTTAATAAATTAATCTACTAGATTATTTATAGATTTAATCCTTCTTACGTGGTGTAAAATACTCCCCTGATCTTAATTTTTTTGTAAAATTCTTGTCTCTCTCTTTTCTATTTGTGGAAATTATATCCTTTCCTTGCTTGATTTTATTTTCCTTTTGTTTTTTTGTCATGAAAAAATCACGTCTAACTTCACTTCCATCTTTTTTAATTATACCTTTTGGATTATTACCTGGCATCTTATTGAGTTTTGTGAAATCTTTCCTAGTAAGAGTATCTTTTGGTTTTCCACCAAATACAGATTTACCTGCATAATACGTTCCAACTAATCCAGCTGCTCCCAACGCTATTGCTCCCAAAGGACTTTTTTTAGCAGCTGCTTTCACAAGTTTTGCTCCTTTTCCTACAAAGGCACGTTTTCCTGCTGCACCCTTAAATCCTCTCTTCTGTAATTCTGGAACTATGGTTTTTTTATAACTTGAACCACCACTCTTACTTACTGTCTTGCCACCCTTTGTTGTGGCATTGGAACGATTGCGGAATGAAAGATTTTTATCTCTAACAAACTTTGGAAGTTTTACATCTTTCATAGTCTTAGTACCTGTTGCATTTGGTATTTTAAAAGACACTGGTTTTTTAGTAGCAGATTTTGTTACCAATTTAGTGTTTGATTTAAAGTTTTTAAAATCTTTCTTTCTCTGCTGCGGAGTAATAAAATTACCTTTAGAGTCCTTTCCTTGAGCAATACTTTTATAAGCAGGTGTTTTCTTAAATTTATCTGCTTTTTCAATATCAATTTTATTTTTTTCAATTCGTGCTTTATTTGTTTTTTGTGTAAATTCTTGTGCTTTCTTAGATACATCAGCTTGATTAACTCCTTTCGTTGGAGTTACTTTTGGTTTAGTGGTTTTAGTACTACCACTCGCACCTGCAGATCCTTCAGTTGATCCAGATGTGCCAGTTGCCCTAGAGAAAGCATCTCCTCTTGTGGTTTGACGACTTAATTCTTTTATTTTATCTTTTGTAAATTTTCTTTGCTGAACTAAAGATGGTTTTTTACCGACTCCTGCATCATATAATCTCCTTTCACTTGCCCTTACGTCTGCGATGGATTTTTTTAAACCAGCTCTATCAGGTGCCTTACTTGTAGTTTTAGGTTTTCCAAACTGTGGTTTAGGTTCCATACTAGGAACCTTTTTACCTGTGTTTTTAAATGTCGTTTTATCTGGTACATAAGGACCGCCAGCCTTATATAAGTCTAATCCTGGTTGTACAACTGTTGGTTTTATATTCTTTCCAAATCCTTTCTTAAAACTCTTCTCACCCTTTTTATATTGCTTAACAGCATCTGAATCTTTCTCAACTAATACACTTCTTGCCTCCGATAAAATAATATCAGATTCATAAATCTCCCTTGTAAATTTCTCAAACGTCTTCATTATTCTTAGACACTTTTTTAGTATTTATATCATACGCTTCATACGCATCATAATCGCCAAACAATTCAACATCAAGTTCACCTGCTTTACGATAGTGATCTAATATGTCTTCTTGTTCAGCGATGCTTAACTCTTCTCTTTTCTCAAAGGAATTATAATTTGAATCCTGAGAACGTGTCTTTTTTGACATCTTGTTTGATTCCTCCAACAATGTAAGATTCGACTTCTGTTTCCTGTGGTGCAACTTGCAATCCTTTTGAGGATATCCAGTGCTCTGTCCAAGGTAATGGATTGTTTCTTGCTGGAATACTATAAACTGGTTTCAATCCAATCGCTCTCATTCTACGATTTGCAACCCACTCAACATACTGATGAAGCAGTTTATCATTTAGACCAATCATGCTTCCATCCTTGAATAGATACTCTGCCCAATGCTTCTCTTCATTTACACAACGGTCAAACATACTGTATGTCCACTGTTCTTCTTCCTTGATGATTTCCTTCATCTCAGTGTCATCACCCTTTCTCCAGTTGTTGATGATGTTCTGTGTTATTGCCAAATGGAGATTCTCATCTCTTGCAATAAGCGATATGATTTTCGCAGATCCTTCCATGAGTTTAAGCTCACCAAAAGCAAAACTACAAGCGAAAGATACGTAAAAGCGGATACCTTCCAAAATGTTGACATTAGTAACTGCCCGATAAAGTTTTCTTTTTAAGTTTTTTCTTTCCCACGCACCAGTTGGACTATCTTTCCAACCATCTCTCCACATATTACCCGTATCATAATCGTGTGCTTGATTGATGAAAGTATCATAAGATTCAGTTACACTTGATGCACGGTCTAGTATACGATCATCTGATAATATCTTATCAAAGACTTCAGATGGGTCTGGATAAACATTCTTAATTACATAAGTGTAAGAACGTGAATGTATCATCTCCATAAATGACCACACTTCCATACATGCTTCGAGTTCTGGTAATGAGCAGTATGGTAAAAATGCCATACCTGGTGCACGACCTTGAACTGAATCAAGCATAATTTGATACTTCAAGTTTGAGGTATAGATGTGCTTTTGCTCTGGACGTAATGATTGATAATCACCACGGTCTTTCTGTAAAGACACTTCTTCTGGTCTCCAAAAATATCCCAACTGAGATTTAGTTAAATTCTCAAATTGTGGATACTTGAAGTTATCATATCTTTGAACTCCTAATGGTTTACCAAAAAACATTGGTTGCTTTTTGGTATCGTGTGCCTCTGTGTTGAACACGGTCATACCACTAAGTTTTGCCATAGATCTATCCTTTTTTGATGAAACCTTAAATTGAACAGGATTCACAAGCTTCCTCCTCTGCGTTACTTAAATCGTTGATTAATGAATTTAATTTACATTGCTCATTAGCAATTGGTGGCATTTCTTCTACTTCATCAGTTTTGACATCGTAAGTGTTTTGATAGTAAGAAGTTTTCCATCCGTACTTATATGTAGTTAAAAGATCTTGTGCCATTACTGAAGTAGGAACTTCAGAACCCTCATAATGCTGTGGGTTATAAGACCAGTTTCCAGAAATTGCTTGATCAAAGAACTTTTGCATAACAGCAACAATACTAATATAACCAGTATTCCCAGA